CGCCAAAGGCGCTAAGGTTGCCAACAAATTTGGTTGGCAGGTGCCCTCGTTCCTCAAGGTTAAGCCGGATGGTGAGGAAAAGATTGATCCGACCACCATTGTTAATGGGCGCACACCGTTTATAGCTCGCAAGCCCAAGCAACAAGTCGACGCTACCGGCAGCCCTTTTATCAACAACCGAACCGCAGCACAAATGCGTGAGCTTGCCCGGCAGAAACAGCAGCAACGTGAGGCTGCGGCTCAGCGCAAGGCAGCCGTCACAGCTGCCAACAACGCTGCCAACGCGGCTACTGGCGGCGCGATGCCGATGACTAAGTAATTTAGAGCAAGCTGCCTAGAAAAATTTAATCAGGAGCATACACTATGTCTTTCCGCGTCTCCCCCGGAGTCTATCCTAGAATCATTGATGATTCTCTTTCTGCAACGTTTGTTAATCCAAACGTTGCGGCAATTGTTGGTGGTGGCCTACGCGGACCCCTGGGTCCCAACTTGGTTACCAGCTATTCCCAGATGATTAAGTCGTATGGGTATGCCAACCCTACCTGGGGCTACATGATTGATAGCACCCAAGCTTTCTTGCTCCAGGGAACTTCCATCTGGCTAAACCGAGTTGTTTCAGCCGACGCCATGTATGGTCTTGGGTTGATTGCCAACAACTGGTCGGGTGGTATAAACGGCACTCCGAAGGGAACCAGTTTCACCACTATTCCAGGTGGTTCATCTGTTGACCACACTCATTTAAATCTCGACATCCACGACATTGAGATTGATGGAGGCTTCGTCAACGGAACCGCAATTACGGTTACCATCAACACTGTTTCACAGACGGTAAACTTCTCAATCAACCACAACACCACGATGGAAGCCATCCAGCAGGCTATCATTACCATTCTTGACGGTTTGGGAACGGGCGGCTATTGTGATCTTCCAATTTCAACCGGCAGCACCTATCAAATTCTACGTGTAATCTCTCCAAACGCAGTTACATTAAACGTAACGGCGTCTGTGACGGGTTCTGGCGCACCGACGTTTGCCATTTACGAGGCTGATTGGCTGTGCAGCGTAGTTGCCAACAATCCCGGTTCTTGGTCTTCGCCAAACAACACTTCAGATACCTCTGGAGTTGCGGTTGGTATTACCAACATCAACCAGGGAACACCGCAACGTCTGACGGTTTCCTTGTCCCAGGCAATCGTTTCCGGTCAATCTTTGGCCATGACGATTAATGGGATTAACATCTCAACTACCTTCAGCACCAGCAACAACCTTACACTAACCAACTTCTGCACCGCCTTTGTCGGTGCCTTCCCGCAAGGATCAGCGACTCCAGTAGCTTCCGGTGGTTCAAACAACCTTCAGTTTGTTTTGGTTGCGCCAAATTCCACCACGCAGTTGGATGTGACGTTGCAGCAGGTTACCGGAAGCGGTTCTCTGCCAATCGTTTCTTCTGCGGTTACATTAAACAATGTGCCGTCGAATGGAACCTTCAACTTCCTAGTGTATGAGAATCCTTATTTCCTGGCACCCGATGAAACCTACCTGTGCACCTTTGAAAATGGTACAGATGGGTTGGGAAATCCAACCGGTCTCGACTACGTAATCAACGGTATCTCAGGGTCGACGGCTGCCGCCAGCCCACGTGTGAATGTGGTGGTTAATCCGTCCTTCTCCGGAACGGTCAACGGTCCGACCAACGTTACATTGAGCGTTGATGTGCTTGGTCTACCAAATGATCGTTGGTTGGGCGGCGGTGAGGACGGTTCGATCCCAAGCACGCAGCAGGTAGTGAACGGTTGGCAGCAATTCAACAACCCAGAAACCATCACCGTTCGGTTGCTGATTATGGGTGGATATACAGATCCAGCCGTTGCGCAGGAAATGATTTCCATTGCTTCAACACGGCAAGATTGTTTTGCGATTATGGACATCCCATCCGATTCGCAAGATGTGACGGATGCCGTAAACTTCCGCAACAACCAAATGGATATCTCCTCTTTTTGGGGTGCCGTCTATTCTCCCGACATCCTAATTTATGATAAGAATTTGGGCGTGCGCCGTTATGTACCACCGTCGGGAATTGTCGCTGGGCAGTATGCCTACAACGACCATGTTGGTTATGTGTGGAACAGCCCTGCGGGTCTTAACCGTGGTATCCTTACGCAGGCACTTGGTGCTCGTTTCGTCTACGAGGAAGGTGACCGCGACAACCTGTCTCAGGCCCAGGTAAACGCTATCCGTCAATACGGTGCAGCGTGGACCATTTGGGGTGAATACACCATGCAGCAGCAAATGAGTGCGTTGCAAAGCGTTGGTGTTGTTCGTCTAATGATTACCATCATGACTGAGGCTGCATCTGCCGTTGCCTACTCCGTGTTCGAGCCGAATGATCCATTCACTTGGCACAAGGTCACAACCGTCTGCAACTCGGTTCTTGATCCGATTGCACAGCAGGGTGGTATTAACGGTGGAAACGGTGTTGGGTATTGGGTGCAGTGCAACGCAACCAACAACACACCAGATATTGTCGATGAGCGTGTTATGCTCGTGGCCATGTGGATCAAGCCCACCCTATCTGCGTTGTACATCCAGTTGGATGGTATCGTTACCCGACAATCGGCTATATTTAGTGTTGAAGCCGCGGCTGCCAACAATGCATTTTAATTCTAACAGGAGCCAACCATGGCAGGTCTAGCATTTTCTGATTTCGACGCCCTGCCAGACACACTGGCCGTCGACCGTTTTGAAATTCTTTTGGCTCCCGCAGCTGGAGCTACCGACCTCAACCAGACTCTGGCTGTTCGGTGCGTTCAGTTGGCAATCCCAGCTGAAATTACCGAGCCAATGATTGTCGCCATCCAGGGCTTGCAGTTTATGTTTCGTGGACGTCGCGTCTACGACCAAACTATGCCTGCGGCGTTTGTTGAGACGACTGATGGTGCAGTTCAGAACGGCATGCGTACCTGGACACAAAACATTGTTGGTAGCGAAAGCCACAACGGTGTTACCAAAGACCAGTACTCTACGCAAGGCACCGTCAACGTAATCGACCAGAGTGGCAACATTGCTCTTGGGTTCTTCGTTGACAACATTTGGCCAAGCGATCTTGGTGCTGTCCAACTAGATGGTGCTGCCGCTCAGCCCTACATCCAAACCGTTACCTTCACTTTTGACCGTCTTCAGCCCCCGGTTGGGGTGTCTATGTCGTGATACATAGAAAGTCAATTTAACTCCGCTAATATGAGGGTATTTACCCTCTACATACGGAGTTGGAAGTGTATAATCTAGAAGAACATTGGAACGTTGTCGGAATAAAATACGGTTTTGTCTACAAGTGGTTTGATGATAAACGAGGTCGGTATTACGTAGGTTCCCATTGGGGAAAATTCGACGATGGTTATGTTTGTAGTTCCACAACGATGCGGAATGCATACAACTATCGACCCAAAACCTTCCGTCGCCGTATCTTAGCTGTAGTTACCACAAGCAAAACAGACCTACTCGATACAGAACAGACTTATCTCAATAAAATACCTCGAAAACATTTTGGAAATCAAGCCTACAACGTCAGTACCAAGGTTCACAAACCGTGGTGGGCTAAAGGTTCCAGACTTAAGAAACACATTCGAGCCAAGCTATCGCGTGCGCTCAAGGGTCGAATTTCGAATAGGCTAGGGTGCAAACTTTCCGCTGAGACCTGCGCCAAAATTTCTGCCAGCAAAAAAGGCGTTAAGCTTTCAGCAAAGGCAAGAGCCAGTATATCACAAGCCATGAACCGGCCGGAAGTACGAGCTAAGTTATCCGCGGCTTGCTCAGGGTGGAAACATACCGCCGAGGCTAAAGCTAAGATGTCGGCTTTTCAATCTTCGACAAGTTCGTGGAACTTTGGAAAGAAAACTCCTAAGAAAATACGAGAGAAAATTTCAGCATCTTTAATAGGTGTTAATACCTGGAGTGCTGGAAGACCTCTATCCGACAAACATCGGGATAATATACGAGAGGCACTTAAGGGACGGAAACCTTCCTTGGCAACGAGGAGAGCCGCTTCGAAAAAACTTAAGGGTGTTCCTCTTACTGCCGAACATGTTGCGAAACTAACT